AGTTCACGTCTCCGGGGATAATGTGGTCAGCGTGCCAAGGGTCATTAGGTCTAGCGCCTTCTTTGCACAAGTGGCAAATTACTGCAGCGTCTCTGACGGCTTTGGCTCTACGCTTATAGTCGCCGGAGTATTGTGGTCTGTTTCTTTTTCTGGCTGCTTGCCTCTGACGTTCTTTGTCCTGCCTCGGCTTATCGCAGACCTCGCAGTACGAACCGTTCTTAGAAAGTTTGCCACACACCACGCATGGGCGAGCGAACTGGCTCTTGCTCATGCCACCACCTCTTTGAGTACATCATCTGGAAGTCCACAAGCTCATTCCTAGCTTTGGCCTTGCAACGGTCACAGTTTTCTATGCCAACTATCTTCTGTCCCGGTAGCAGGCACTCTCGCATATCGCGCACATTGTATTTACTAACACGTAGGCTTTCTGGAATCGAACCAGAGGAAGAAGGGAAAAGGGGAAAGTAACTTCCGCTAACCTGCAAGCCTCATTTTGGGGGATACCCCCCCCCTTATAAATTTTTGCTGTTTTGTTATGTTGTAAGACTATCCTGACCGAATATTTTTGTCAAGCACCGTTACCTATTTGTTATCTGTTGAATAAAAGCCAGAACCGTTGAACTGAATGCTCGGCACTTCTATTGCGCGTTGCATGACTGCCCCACAGTTAGAGCAGACAAGTTCAGGGTCTTCTGTGATGCTGTGAGTAACAACCATTGTGTTGCCACAGACTGACTTGTATGTGTAGGTCGGCATTAGAACCTCATAATCGCACCTTGGTAGTGCGTTCCCTTCTCTAGCTCGAAGCAAGTGATGGCTGGTGCTGAGTCCTCGCCTGCAATCCGCCGGAACCAGTCTGAGCCTGCGTCCATTGTAGAAGCCTGAATCCACCAACGACTGCCGCCATTCTGGTGCTGACCGAGTTCGGTGACTCTGGTGTGGTGGAAGTGACCTGTGACTGCGATGCTGGCTGCGGCGACTGGCTGGTTACCGAATGTCTGCTGTCTCCACCATGTAGGCACTTGGTCAGGTCGGCGGCTCTGGTGTCCATGCCACAGACCGATGATGTGGAAGCTGTCGTCAAACACGTCAAATGCCAAACTCTCATCTTCAGGTTGAGGTTTAAGGTACGTGACGTCTAGCCCCACCTCTGTTGAAAGCCTGTGTAGCTGTTGCATGATTACGATGCCCCAGTCGTCAACTCCGGGTCGCCCGATGGTCTGCTTGTTCACCCTTAGCTGGCAGTGGTTTGAACCGACTGTTGCGTAGGTGACAGGTGCGTACTTGTTCGCGCGCTTGATTAGCTCCCATAGCAATGCTGCGGCAAGGTCTACCTGCTGCATAGGGCTGAGGTCGTTAGTGGCTAACTGCTGTAGGTCAGCGGCGTTAGACACCGACTCAATAACATCACCGCCGTCAAGTATCACGATGCGTTCGTACTTGCCCTTCTTCATCTGAGCCTCTATGCGGTCATAGGAAGAGAAGATACGCTCTAGTAGTTCTTCGGTTCCCCCGCGTGAGCCAGTCTTGCCCACTTGATAGTCAGAAGGTATTACCACAAATACGCGGTCTTTATTTTCTTTCTTTCTCTCTGCTCGCTTCGTGCGCTTGGCCTGAGCAAACAGAGTTGGCAAGTCAAGCTCTGTGTTCTTCTTGCGGAAGCTAAACCTATAGCTGGTCAACCAGTCACCGTCGTAACGCTGCCACTGTGAGGTTCTAGGCGTACCCACAATCTCGTACTCTTCTGGCGGGTAGCCACGCTCTCTTAGGAAGTCGTCAAAGTTTGGTTGCTCTGCAAATCCCTCGGTGGTGGCAGTGCCTTCGGTTCCATCGAACTCCACTCCCGGACGGAAGGTTGGAGAAGTTTCAATCTTAGGTTGAGGCTTAAGGTTTTCTAGCATTACTTCACTCTATAACAAGCACAGGTCTTTTGTCTATGGTTTGTTAGGGGAGAGTCGCTTATCTCTAGCCCACGCTCATTCAGTGCTTTGCGTAGGGTCTTGATTGCCCACTCTTTGTTGTCCACAGCTTCGAGCAGTATCTTACGGTCTGCTTCATCAAGTGTGTCTGCAACAGCACCTACCTTGCAAGTGCCTTGAAACTTCGGTGGCGGGGTTAGTCCTTCTAGCATTCTATCTTCAGCTCTTTCTTTACAAACTCCCAGAATCCTTCATTGAACTCTTTGTGGGCCTGAATGGTCTTTGATTGTGGGTTGGTTGCGTTTCTATACTCTGCCTGCCTCTGCTTGTACCTGTGACGCACAGAGCGGTTGTAATGGAACTGGCACAAACCTTTAGCTCTGATTGGCTTATTGCAGTCTAGCTCTGTACACATCAGATGCTCAAATCGTTCTCTGTGGCGATTAGCTGCTGTACCACCTTGACTAGTGAAGGATTGTTAGCGACGCCAAGTACGCTGACCCTCTCTAGGAAGTCTGCTAGGTCTAACCGAATTGCATCAAAGTCTTCGCTCCACACTAGGTCGTGACGCAATAGTCCTGCAGCCTGCTTGAAGTCAGCTTCGATTCTGCTGTGTTCTGATTTCAAAGTCATTCGTAGTCCTTGTCGTTCATGTAGCTGATTAGGTCTTTGATAAATACAACGTCTCCGCTTTCGTTCGCCCATTCACTCTCGTACGGAATGCTGATTTCTTCGCAGATACGAAGGACGCGTTGGCGCTCGGCCTTCTTGCCCTGCTCGTAAAAGTTGTTGCCGTTAGAGGCGATTAGGTCGTTGATGCTCATAGCTGTGCTTCCTCGCTCTTTAGGAATCTGCCAAGAGATTCAATCTTCTCTAAACGGAATCCTGACCAAGTCTTGCGGTCAGTAACCACAATCGGTGCTGCCATATGTCCCATTTCCTTGAAGCGCTCTACTAGTTCAGGGTGCTGAGTTAGGTCTACCTTGTCGTAGATGATGCCCAGCGAGTCCATCTTGCGTGCTGTCATCATGCACTGAGGGCAGTTAGGTGTTGTGTAAATAACTACTGGTATTTTCATAGTGCTATTCCTGTCTCTCTCATAATTTCTTTCTTTGCTTGTGAGATTGCTGCCATAGACGCATCGTGACCGATTTTCTGAGTCTTTGTCATCTGTGACACATCTAGAGCGCGAACCGACATACCGAGCTTCCTTGAGGTGTACTCAACGCCTGAGCGCTGGCCTTCCCTAAATGCCTCGTCTAGTTCGTTGCCAAAGAAGAAGTCAGCTATCTCGTACTTGAAGTTCTTCCAGTCTCTTCCCATCATCATTTTGATATCTCCCTAATTGCATCACCGAGTACATCGGCATGGTCTTGATTTGTTTTTCTTAGCTCTGCTTCAATGTTCTGCAGCTTGTCAATCACTAAAGTCACACCCACGTCAACGCCTCTGTTGTAATTAGCGTCTAGTAAGCCTTGGTGGTTGCGCCACTCAATGTCGCTTTTGCTTTGATAAATATTGCTCATGAGAAGAGCTTATGAGAAGGGAAAGGCCAAGTCAAGCACCGTTGGGCGTTTGTTACCTAGTTGTTATATTTCATCATCTTCATAAAGATGGGCGTTTTGTTTAGTAATTATGTCTAGCTCAGCAGTTGTGTAAACGCCTAGAAAGTCAGGGTTGTTACCGTTTTTGCGGATAATCACTAATTGCATCAAGACTTCCCAAGCTTCAGGGGTAGCAGCAAACCTTCGTCCAGCAACAATAGTCACAATTTGATGACACCCTTGACAAAGAGCAATTAGATATCTGTTATCAGGGTCGTTTTCTTTGCCCAACATATGATGGCTCGACAAACCCTTGGGGTTCTTTGCCCCACATAACTGACAAACACCTTCTAGCAAACCGATAGTTTCTCTTCTGCGACCACCAAAATAATCTCTATCAACTCTAGCCTGATTAGCGCAGTGCCTTGTGCAGTAAGTCTGTCTAGCATTCTGGGGCCAAAAATCTATCTCGCAATATGGGCAAGGCGTTTTTGCGGAATAAGCGTTACGCTCGGAGTAAGCTTCGTGCCACTCAGGATAGAACTTCTGAATTGCGTAGACAAGGCTGTCCACGTTCAGGCTGTTCATTTTGCTGAACTTAGTTAGCTTTAGGTCTTCTTTGTCTATCTCTGCAATGTACTCGGTGATTTTGGCTTTTACGTATTCACCAGTGCGAGGAATCTTCTTTTTTTGATTATTGCCGTAACGTTCGCCAATTCCAAGGCGACTAATTTTTAGCGCTACGCCATTGTAGGGCCTGCCCAAACGATTAGCTATTTGAGCTATCGTCATTTGGCTAGAAAGTTTTTTTAGTTCTTCAAGCTCTTCGCTGCTCCACTTTGAATTTGGTAGCTTATGACCAAGAGCCTTGAGTTTTTCGTGAACCGTTTGTCCAGCCATGCCTAGTATTTTACCAGCACGCCAAACCGAACCAGTGCTTGTATAAGCATCTATGATTTCTTGATTTGTCTTCATGGCTTTAGGTTCCTAGCGAAGGGCGGGCTAACCGAATATGGCTGACCCGCCCAAGGCTCTAGAAAGGTGCAGAGTTAGGGTCAAGAATGTTTGCGATTGTCGCAACTGAGGTTGTGCCAGCGTTCAGCACGCTAATTGACTCAGGGTAGACGTTTAGGGTTACTCCCACTTCGCCGTCCTTCTTCAAGAAGCCGTTTGGCTTTGCGCTTCCAGCTAGCTCAATACGGAACGGAGCTTCGCTGTTGAATACATCAGGGAACTCTCCCTTGCGCTTGTCGTCAACTAGGACGTCAATGTACTCAGTAGAAGTGGTTTCCCACTCGCCTTGGTCGTTCTGCTTGCGGCTCTTGTGAGCGCACTTCAGAACTGAAAAGCCGTTCAGCTGCTTTACTTCATTTAGCCAAGCGGTTGTTTGTATCTTTATCATTTTCTCTCTTTTCTATGTGCAGGTTGTTTACGCAGTCAGAGTTACCGCATGACCGAATTCCCGGTAATACGATTTCTCCGTCTTCGTCAATCGGAGTGACCCAATCATCATCGAAGAGTCCATGCCAAGGTATGCACTTGTCTTCTTTCCCGACTGCTGAAGTTCTTCTCGCGCGGCAAGACTCACAAAGAGGTCTTCCTTTGCGTCGCTTGTTTTTCGCCACTGTCCATTCGTAACCGCAGCGAGGGCATATAAGAACTTTGTCCACATGGCTAGGCTAGCAGGTTTGCCTTGGCGAAGTTGTTGCACGACTCGCCACAGTCGCCATATTCGTTCTGGTGACTGTTGTGAAGATTCATAAGCGTTCTGCAACATTCGTTACACGCTAGCAGAGCTACTCCATGAATGCAAGTAGGGCAAGGGGCATATGTTTTCTTTGCTTCCTCTTCCTTCATCTGCTCTTGCTGCTCTTTGCGGTCTAGCTCTTGTGCCGCAGCCTTAGCCTTTGCCCAAAGATGCCTTGGCTCAACGAAGTTGATGTAAGAATCTGCCCTAGCTGCTCGTAGTGCTTCCTGAGCTACGTCAAGCTGCATTCCACCGAGGGACTCTTTCCAAGCCGCAATCTTCTCAGCTTCTAGCTTTCTGCCGTCAACTGCGAACATCTCGCGTAGCAGTGTTTCAGTTTCCTTGAGATTCAAGACCAATCCTTTCCATGATTAGCTTCATTGGCAACGCGACTCCGATGCTAGCTGCTGTCTTCTCAGTAGCAATCGGTTGTAGCACCTTGTACCGAATATAGTTCTCTCTCACTAGTTCGCGCAAGTCCTCAGTGCGAATTATTACCAAACCGTTACCTTGCGGGCCTACGAAGCTCCACCACTTTGCCTTTGAGCTGCTAATGCCGGAGAGCTTCAGGTCTGACTTGTCTCGCGCTCGGTAGCTGTAGACCTCGATGTAGACGTTGCCAGTCTCACTGGCCCTGTAGTCGGTCTTGACCTCGACAGTGTCAATCTCGCTGAGGATAGAGGCGGTTAGCTCTTCTCCGACTTCACCGCGCTTTACGTCAATGTCGAAGTCAGGCGCATAACCCTCTGACCGAATGATTTCATTCTTCATTTGCTAGCAACTCTCGGATTTCACGTTCACGCCTTGCGTCTTCGCTTTCTCTAAATGAGGTAGTTGACTTTGGCTTCGCTCGCTTGTAAGAGTTTCTAATCCAGTTACGCCATGCAGCGTCCCAGTCTTTCTTCGTGGCGTTCGCCCCAGTTGCTGAAAACCAATAATCTCTGAATGCGTGAGTCTCAAGTTTCAAGTCAACCTGTGGAAAATGTTCAGCCATAATCTCAACTGATTTTTCTGAAGGAACAAAGTCTTCTGGGAGTCTCTCCCCTTCTCTCTTATTCTTAAGGGTTTTATTTATGTTTAGCGTGCCACTTACTGTCACCCCTGATTTACCCAGCCTGTCACCCCTGCTTACCTGACTGGACACCCCTGCCGAACCTGTCACCCCTGATAAAGTGACCCAATATAGGTTTGGACGGTACTGGTTATCCACAGGCGCGGCTTGGTTTTCCACAAGCAATTCACCCATTTCCTGAAGAACTTTCAAGTCACGCTTTACAGTTCTGTCAGAGCAATTTGCGTACTTTGCAAGAGTCGCTACTGACGGATAAGCGCCATTTTCACCTTGGTGATTTGCAATTCCAAGCAAGATTAGCTTCGCTCTTGCAGGCGCCTTGCTGTTGTGCAGCACATCTACCATTACTTCAATGCTCATTTATTTCCCATTTCTCGAACTTGTCGCCAAGATACCACCAGCGACCTATGTAGTCAACTATCGGCGCGTCTAAGGCATTGGAGTGTCGTGAGACCTTCCAGCCGTTGTCACGCGCTTCTCTGGCTACCATGAAGTCGGACTCCATTAGCCCATTGTGTTGAACGCACATCAGAACCAGATTTGACGGTGAATCAAGTGACTTGCTCTTATTGCCACCCATGCCACGATTTATCCGGTGGTGGATTGTGAGTCCCTCGTCAGACCCACAATGCCAACACAATCCGTTGTCGCGTTCCCAGATGCCCTTTTTTACCTTTTCGGTGGGCATTACAGCTTCGATTCCATCTCAAGCAGCCTAGACATGGTCTGAGTAGCCATCAGAGCGCTTTCTAAGCCCTTTACCTTCACTTTGATACGATTCACTTCAGCACGTGCTAAATCCCGCTCTAAACGGCTCTGAGCGCTTTCCAATTTTGCCAGTGCAGTTCTGTCGGCAACCGTACCTTCAGCTCCGATAAACGCTTTTTGCTCGACTAAATCGAGTGCATTTTCGCAGTGAGCGAGTTTGACCTCGCCATCGTAAAGGGCGCTACTGCCCTTCCTTATCTCTTCGGTCAGCCTTCTTAGCTCTGCCACTATCTCTTGAGGCAACAACTATGGCTTCCAAACGTTCTTGACGCGCTTTGTGGAACAAATCTGCGCGTTCATCAGTCCCATAGACTCTCTCCCACGCATACGCCTCACTTACTTCCTTTAGGCTCGCTAGCAGAATGTCCATTCGCAAGTTCCTTAATCTGGTCGAGTATCTTCTGTGGTGCTTTAGCTGCCTTAGCTTCTGCCCACAAAAGGCGTAGTGCGTCTACATCAGTCAGCTTACTAGCTTCAGCTGCCCAATCTCGATTAACATTTGCCTCTGACCGAACGACCTTCTCCATCTCTTCGCGCGATGCTCGCTTATTGCCTGACATAGAGAGGTTCGCCAAACACCTACCCAAACTTGACGTTTCGGCATTCTCTAGCGCTGCAGTGGCGTTTGCACCACCTGTGCCGTCAATCTCAAACGCGTAGCCAGTTGCCTTTGGTAGGCCAGCTGCTTGGTCGCCTGCGGTTAGGTAGGCGTAAGACTTGACAACCCAAATGCGCGGCTTCTCCTGTAGCAGAGGGTCAGTGATTAGCTCTGTAACCAGTCTGCCGTCTTCGTTTGCTTCCATAAAACGCTTGATGCGTGATTCGACTGTCTCGTAGTCGTCTAAATTGAATCTCATTATTATCCTTTGATTACTAGGTAAGGGGCGCTGCCGTTACGAGTCTGCTTTAGTGCCACGACCTTGTCATTGACTGTCGCGTACTTAGCTGAACCGATTGCGTCATGCACCATGCTCTTTGCTTTATTTAGTTGCTGCGTTGCTTCTTTGCTACTATTATTCGCCTCTTTCAAACGAATTGCAAGCTCTTCCGGTATTTCCACTGATTCTTCTGACAGCATCGGGTTAGTGCGGCGTACCGTCTCGTATGTGCTTTGGCTGCCGTCCCAGTCAGGCTTGACTGCGTCGCGCATAGCTACGTAGAACCTGTGTGCAGATGCCTCTAGAGCCTCAGCGAAGAACTGGTCGTACTCAATGACCTGCTCGTACCAGCTCCAACCAGCGACTGCAACAATGCGGGCCGTCTTGAAACCCATCACGTGCATATACCACTGCACCTGTGCGATGTATGACTGAGGCACTTCGTCCCAGCCTGCTCTGGCTGTCTTGATTTCGATAATCTCGTACTCGCCAGTAGTTGTGTTTAGTGCGATAGCGTCAGGGTTGGCGCTCTGCCAGTGCTTCTCTTTGTGCCTGAACGTCCCTGTCTCCATGACCTCAAGCTCAGGGTGGTCTTCAGCGAACATCTCTAGGATTGGTCGCTCAAAGGCTCTACCAAACCGAATTGACCAGTTGGCATCTATCTTGTCTTCTATAAGCCCTAGCTTCTTGTGCCAGAGTGTGTAGGCGCTTTCCCAAGGATTCAGGCCAGCGATTGTTCCTACTTCGCTGCCACCTATAGCGCCTTTCCTAAGCGCGTGCCACTCATCAGTTCCTGACTCAGGGTTGCCGATGAATTCAGCGGTCTCGGTGTTTTGCAGGTATTTGTTTTTCATTTGACTCCTTCCAAGTCATTCAATACACTACACAGAAGGAAGGACATTATGACAGAGCGAGACAAGAAGTTAATCAAATTGTTATCTGCGGCAGAAAAAGAAGAACCTATTTGCCGACAGATTCCAGACGTGTTCTTTCCAGAGGATTACGGCAACCACTCATGGGAACGCTCAAACGCCATAAGGGTAGCCAAGGCTATCTGCCGACAGTGTCCACTACAGCAAATATGCCTCGACTACGCCGTTACGGCTAAGGAAGAGTTTGGCATTTGGGGCGGAACTACCGCCTATGAACGTAACTAGGACTTTTTAGAGATGATGCTGGTCAGGATTGAAAGAAACCCTGCACCTAGCGATACTGAAGCGATACCAGCCCAGTCAATCTCAAACAGACCGATTGTGCCAGTGCCTAGAAATGCAAGAGCAGCCTGAGCTACGGTTTTGATGGCGCGCTCGCCCGCGTACTGCCAGAATAGCAAGTTGAACATATTTCTCCTATGGTTCGTCAATAGGGTTTACTTTAGCATCTTCATAAGCTGCACCCGCTACGTACGCACCGATGATAATGCTCATTAGTGCTACGCCGCCCATAATGAGGTTGCTAGATACCTGAGAGTCTGTGAAGAACGTTGCCCCACCAAAGATAATCATTATGAATGACAGCCTGTATGCACCGAAGATGAGCTTGCGGCGGAACTTCCAGCTTGGCTTGCCTGAGCGAGGTGAGCTGCTGTCTAAAAGGAACAGAGCATCTATTGCCCCGCTAGCAAACTTTTTGGCTTGACGCTTTAGAGAGGACGCTTGCAAGTTGGACACGCTTTCACTGCGAGCTGCTTGTTGATGAACTTGGCAATGTCATAGACCCTGCCGTAGAACGGACTCTTGATGCTTGTGCCTAATGTAATGTGCAAATGAGCGCCGCGACTAGCAGAGCCTGTGTTGCCCACTCTGCCCGCAGGGTCGCCCTTCTTGAGCTTATCCCCCGGCTTTAGTCTTACCATGCAGGTAGAGCCGTCTGTGTGCTGTGAGGGGCCTTTGCAGTCAATCCCATGCTTTGCACAGGAGAGGTGGCAGTAACCGATATAGTGCTTGCCCGCTTTTTGAATCATTACCCAGCCAAGTACGTTTGACCACTGAACTGCAACACACTCACCGTCTGTGACTGCAGGGATTAGCTTCTTAGCTCCGGGTGCGTAGTCAGTGCCTCTGTGAGGCGTCCTTCGCCTAGCCATCGAACCGAATCTGCTGGTGATGGTCTTTTCAGGGAAGGGGTGCTGCCAGTTAGCCATTTAGCATACTCACAAGACCGACAGCTACAGCGCCCAAGACAGCACCGTAGACGCCGTAGACAAGCTTGGCAATGAGTTCGACCTTAGATAGACGGTTATCTATCTCAGCGACTTTATTCGGAAGATACTTAAGCCCACGAAGCTCGGCAACCATCTCAATCTGCACGTTAGAAACCTCAAGGAGCTTCTCGTACACTTGAACATTGGTTATCCGGACAGAGGACTGGTTATCTTCAGGCATGATTAGATGACTAGGGTGTCAGCTTCTTCTGCAGTCAAAGCCTCGCCAGCGATTAGCTTCGCCTTAGCTGATGCCTTTAGGCCTGCAAGTGCCTGAACTTCTGCGTCACGTGCAGCCTGCTCTTCTGCTGCCTGAACTGCCATTGCTTCACGTTCTGCAATCTCAGCCTTGGTTAGCGGAATGATTGACTCACGCTGACCCTTTGGCTTTGATAGGTCTACTACTACTTTTACTGGTGTATCTGCCATGTTATTTCCTTACTTGTAAGTGTTTCTATTTTATTAGGTACTAATCGTATTTGATTTTGTATAAAGAAAAGGTGGTATATTCCTGAAAACTTCCGCCAGCGCCAATTTCTACTGAGGTTATAGGGAAAGCGTAGTCAATCAGTCCGGCTGTAATACCAAGCTTAACTCCTGTTGCGTTATTTTCAGTAACGCTGTCCATGCTTACTGACTTTTGACTTGAAGATGTGTAGTTTGAAATGTAATAACTTCCGTTGCTAAAAGTGTTAGCTGTTGATGTATTGCCATTAACCCACTGTCCCGGCAAGCTACCTAAAGTATATTGGTCACTTCCTGTTGCGCTCCCAGTCCCAAAAAGCCTTAGTGCTTTATTGCTAGTGCCAACCTGAGCGCCCCCAACGTTTAGGTTTCCTTCAAAATTTTCCTCGGCAGTTCTTACGCTAACTACCAGCAACAAATCTGACCCATCTTGCGGAATATTTAAAAACGATACTCCGCTGGCCCCGCTGCCATCAAAAGTTACGGTTTCAATTAGCGATTTGACTGCCATTAGTTGACTCCTAGTAGGTGAAAGGTTGAACCTGTAGCAAAACTTCCGCCAGAACCTGTTATTTCGATTGAAGTAATTGCAGCAGTATTAGCCCACCTATAAGCTCGGGCATAAGTAGCGTTTTCAGCAGTATCATCTCTATTCAAAGTTGATTTGTGTTTGTCTGTTGCCGAATAATCTTGAATGCTGCATTGGAAACTTGAATGATAAGAGCTGTTAGTTTGGTATCCACCGTAGATAGCGGTCGTAGTGCCAGAACTTGAGGCAGTAGTCGAACCGTTACCTCGCATAAATACATAGCTGTAATTAGAACCTGTGTCGCCGTTAAAAGTAATAAGAGCAGCACCGCCGTAACCACTAGCAGTTAGGGATAAAGGTGACATTATCAAAACCAAGTCCTTATACCCACCCGGAATCGAACTGAATGTGACGCTTGCAGCGCTCGTTGACAGAACTTGGCTGTCTATTACTGTGTATTTTGCAGTCATGTCTATCCCTTGCTTCCGTATAGGCTGAAGCGTGAGTATTGTGCGAGACCTCCGCCATAGTAATCCCCAATCTCTAGGGAGGTGACAGCCGCAGTGCTTCCCCAAGCACCAGAATTTAGGGAAACATACTTATTACCAGTAGTTCCCATAAAACCGTTCAAAGACCTTACGGTGGTATTTTTACTGCCACTCGAAAAGTCAAGAATGTCCGTCACAAATCCGCCAAAGACACCAGTGCCATTTGTTGCGGCTGGTGGAAAGCCAATGCCTATTCTGTCCTGACTAGCTAAAGCTCCACTAGCAACTGAGTTACCTGAGCCGTATAGTCTATGCCAGAAGTAATTAGTAGTCGCTCCGTTGAATCGCATATACAAGTCAGAGCTTGTATTGTTATAAGTGCTTCTTGCAATCATTCTAATCTGCAAGTGCTTATAGTCAGAGTAAGCATCTAGCCCACTGAATGTA